AGGGGGTCCTCTTCTCTATAGTACGTTCAGTACTATAGGCCCTTCTATATCGACGTGAGTCGGTATAGGCGGACGAGTAGATATGATCACGAGAATTCGGATCATTTCTCGCTTCTTATTCACTAAGAGCTTTCGAGTCACCGTTGCAACGGGGCTCTCGGCCGAGTAGTGTTTAAGGAGTTTGAGCCGGGTTTCCCTCATCAGGATGTCCGGGGCTGGGGTGCAAGGTGATTCCTTGCCTTCCCGTTACCAACATCTCAGGAGACAGACGATGTTAATTCTATCGGCTTTCCTCCGGGTGTTGAATCAAATCCTCCGCCTTGGCGTGAGGGTAGCGGGCTCGGTCGAGATCGGGAGATCTCACCGAAATCGGCTTAAGGCCGAACGTGAGTCGGACGACTGGTTGGAATACCAGTATCAGTTCGACGATGTCGATTGGTATGCCACTGTTCCCCAGACAGAGGATAAGCGGCCCCGGCGCTACAAGCGGGGTCAGCCAGTCGATACTGCCACGGGTTTACCATCCGGTAGCCCCGTCAAGGCAGGACCACAGGAGCCGTCATGACAACGGGCTCTTGGGATCACGGCAACGGCGTGCCCGTGGGCAACCGTGTGTCGCTGGTCTGGACGCGCACCTGGTCAGGGACCGACTCGATAATCAAAATAACCGAGCCGCATCCTATTTATGACCCTCATGGGGTCCTCCGTCAGTCCCAGAAGTCTTATATTAGACCAGTGGAATCGGCTGTCGGAAAAGCGCCAGTGGATGTATTCCACGTTGTCGCAGAAGCTGTGAAGCTTCGAGAGGAGATGGCTTTGGGCGACCCTCAGCCCCGTCGTCTCCCCTATGATCCCGGTTGGAAAGATTCCAAGAGGAAACCTAAGCGCGCTCGGCTAGCCGAGAACGCTTACACCCTTGACGAGATGTTCCGACTCGACATAGGATGCACGTTCAAGTCGTACGGAGGATATGGTCCGCCCAATCCTTACGTTCCCGCTTACCTGAATACTCAAACAGGAGCGGTTATGCGTGACTTCGGCGCCACCACGTGGGGCCCTGCAACGCTATTGAACGCAAACGACCAGATTAAACTGGTCAATCGTCTTCGTGAGAAGATGCAAGGAACTGACTTTAATACGTCAGTCTTCCTAGGAGAGGGTCACCAGGCCTTGAACATGATTGCGACAGCCGCCACGCGCATAGCGGGTGGTCTGAAGCTTCTGAAGAAAGGCCGAGTAAACGAGGCATTGAGTGCCCTTGTTAAGACTCCGAAAACCCCGAAAGGTTTCGATTTCTCTAGCTTACCCGGAGCGAAAGTCGTTTCTTCCCAAATTCGGTCTGCGCAGCGCCAAGCTGCCAGGGCGAACGAAGTTGAGTGGCTTAAGACTCTGACACGTGAAGAGAGGTCACGGCTATCAAAAGCCGACTTCGCGCGGAAACGCGCTGAGTACCTGAGGGACTTGGATCTTTCGGCTTACACGCCGAAGCAATTCGCCTCCTGGTGGCTGGAAATCAGCTACGGGTGGTTGCCGCTTCTCTCAGACGCGGAGGAGGGTGCGCAGTTCTTGGCGCACCATCTGAATGAACCCTTACAGATGACGTTTCGAACGTCAGTGAGGAAAGAGAGCCGCCTAACCAGACTTACGAACTGGTCGGCGTACGGAGGCCTCTACGAGGCTGAAGGTAAAAGTACCCGTACTCATAGACGCTCGCTTATCGCGAAAATCCGTGAGAAGCCGTCACTCCCGAAACTATTGGGTTTGACGTCTTTAGAGTCTGTTGCCTGGGAACTAACTCCGTGGTCGTTTGTCGTCGATTGGTTTATCCCAATTGGTGATTGGCTTACCGCACGAGGACATGCCCAAGGCTTGACCGGTACCTTTATCACCTCTGACAAGCGAGTGGGGATTGCCCACACGCCAGAGGGAGACTTCACACTCAACCAGTACGCATGGACTAGTCCGTGCTACAAGAGAGTGCTGTTCAGCAGGACGATTTCTTATGTCCTGCAAGTGCCGATGCCCACTATGAAGCCGCTAGCGAAAGCCGCCTCTTGGCGACACTGTGCTAACGCGGTGGCATTACTCGTCTCGGGCCACGGTGGCTCGGGGATCAAGTAACAACAATAATAAAAGGAGCACCTTA